CCATTTGTACCGCTAGAACCACTTGTACCACTTGTACCATTTGCACCGTTAGAACCATTTGCACCGTTAGAACCATTTGTACCATTTGTGCCATTTGTACCGCTAGAACCACTTGTACCACTTGTACCATTTGCACCGTTAGAACCATTTGTACCATTTGTGCCATTTGTACCGCTAGAACCACTTGTACCACTTGTACCATTTGCACCGTTAGAACCATTTGCACCGTTAGAACCATTTGTACCATTTGTGCCATTTGTACCGCTAGAACCACTTGTACCACTTGTACCATTTGCACCGTTAGAACCATTTGTACCATTTGTGCCATTTGTACCGCTAGAACCACTTGTACCACTTGTACCATTTGCACCGTTAGAACCACTTGTACCATTTGTACCATTTGTACCGCTAGAACCACTTGTACCATTTGTACCGCTAGAACCACTTGTACCGCTAGAACCACTTGTACCATTTTGATTGACTATATTTATAGTTCCAATCATACTTGAATGGTGAACACATTGGTAAACTATACTAGAAGGAGCATCTGCTGGAACTCTGTAAATTATTAAAGTATTTGTAGATGCTAGTCCACTTACAGGATTATTGTTTGTTGTTCCTGGTACAGCACTAGTATTGCCACTTGATAATCTCAAAGCAAATGGATGTGACGTAGATACACCACTAACATTAAAATAATATAACTGACCTCTCACTACTGTAATAGTAGGAAAATTACCAGCATAATTCGAAATGTTATAATTAAATCCAGAACTAGTTACTGTAAATAAAACACCTCCTTCTATACCATTTGTACCGCTAGAACCATTTATACCGCTAGAACCACTTGTACCATTTGTACCATTTGTACCGCTAGAACCACTTGTACCGCTAGAACCACTTGTACCGCTAGAACCGCTTGTTCCAGACGTACCATTTGCACCGCTAGAACCATTTGTACCATTTGTACCGCTAGAACCACTTGTACCACTTGTACCATTTGCACCGTTAGAACCACTTGTACCATTTGTGCCATTTGTACCGCTAGAACCACTTGTTCCACTACTTCCGCTTGTTCCGCTAGAACCACTTGTTCCGCTTGAACCACTTGTTCCAGACGTACCATTTGCACCGCTAGAACCATTTGTACCATTTGTACCGCTAGAACCACTTGTACCACTTGTACCATTTGCACCGTTAGAACCACTTGTACCATTTGTGCCATTTGTACCGCTAGAACCACTTGTTCCACTACTTCCGCTTGTTCCGCTAGAACCACTTGTTCCGCTTGAACCACTTGTTCCAGACGTACCATTTGTACCGCTAGAACCATTTGTACCATTTGTACCGCTAGAACCACTTGTTCCACTACTTCCGCTTGTTCCGCTTGAACCACTTGTTCCAGACGTACCATTTGTACCGCTAGAACCATTTGTACCATTTGTACCGCTAGAACCACTTGTACCGCTAGAACCACTTGTTCCGCTAGAACCGCTTGTTCCGCTTGAACCACTTGTACCGCTAGAACCGCTTGTACCGCTTGAACCACTTGTACCGCTAGAACCACTTGTACCGCTAGAACCACTTGTACCGCTAGAACCACTTGTACCGCTAGAACCACTTGTACCGCTAGAACCGCTTGTACCGCTTGAACCACTTGTACCGCTTGAACCACTTGTACCGCTAGAACCACTTGTACCGCTAGAACCACTTGTACCGCTAGAACCACTTGTACCGCTAGAACCGCTTGTTCCGCTTGAACCACTTGTACCGCTAGAACCGCTTGTACCGCTAGAACCACTTGTACCGCTAGAACCACTTGTACCGCTAGAACCACTTGTACCGCTAGAACCACTTGTTCCGCTAGTACCACTTTGAGGCTCAATTATTACACCACGAAATGTTAATACATTAGCACTAGTTGGTGTTAAAGCAAAATAAACAGGTTTAGAAACTTCTCCAAAATTACTTGGTTCAACTGAAGTAACCCCTCCAGAAGTAATTGTTGATAAAAAATATACTGTTCCTGGAGTTAAACCGCTTAAAGTATCAATCAAGCCATCGTATACCAATTCAAAAGTATTAACATTAACTATTGTTTTTACTACTCCTTGTACTTCAGCATTTTCGGCACTATCTGCCCGAGCTTTGAACCAAGTAGTTCCATCATATCTAAGAACGTCTCCAACAGCAAATCCATGATTGTTTTGAGTAAACTCATCTATTAACGCAGTTCCATCATTACTACCAGTATCTAATTGTTTTTTTATTATGTTATCTTCAATTACTAACTTAAATAATTCTTCAGTATTTGTAGTTGTCGGCAATTCAGTAAAAACAATATTATTACTACCGCTATAATATAATGTTCCTGTAGTTAAAGTGTCAGAATCAGAAAATACTGGTATATATCCACTAACACCAGATCCATCAATAACTTTTTTACCACTTAACGGAGAGAGATTAATTATATTATCAATATACCCCGAAGATATAAAAACCAAATCAGAAAACTCTGAAACAACTTCATCACTATTAATTGCGCGAACTTTGACAAAATAATCATTTCCTTCGTTAATTGGAAATATAAAGCTAGGATCAATTGTAGAATATGTAAAATCCGCAAATCCAGTTATTCTTTTTGCTATGCAAATACCAGTATTATATTCACCTAAATAAGTTAATCCTGTATTATTTAATGAAGTATTTGTTAAAAATCTTGAATTAGAGTAAGTTCCCGTATATATCGTTCCACTATAATAACCACCAGATGGTAAAAACTTAAAACAATTATTACCCGAATACCCATAGCATAAAAATATTTCATTATTATCAGTGAAACCAGATGGTATTCTTATTTCAGTAATATAATTTATACCCGTAGAATACTGATCATATAATCCTGTTGGCAAAGAACCGAAATTATCAACATATAAAGTGTGTCCAGACCATTGAATGCCCGATGAACCATAATTACTAAAAACAGTACCAGTTATACTTAATCCTGATCCTGTTCCAAAAGATATTCCATTTATATTCTCTGTAGATCTGTTATTTAAAAAATAATCATATTTCGTTTTATTTTTTCCGCTTTCTTCAACTAAGATATGAAAAGAACAATCTTGAGGCCCTAAAACAGAATTCCATTTTACAAAACTATTTAAATTTAAATCTTTAGAAACATTATTAAAATCAAAATAAGCATATCCAGTTAAACCAACAATTTTTTCTGGCAAATCCAAAATAGAAAATGAACCCGGCTTTATACCAGATGAAACCACTTTAATTCCACTAGTAAAATAATTATACGGAATTAAATGAGTGTAATAAGGAATTCTTACATCATTATCTAAATTTATATCTGAACCTAACTGATTCAAATCTTCTATAAAAACTTGATTTACAGAAGGTGAAATATATTTTTTATATAAAAGATAATTATCATTTTCATCATCAGGATTAAAGCTGGTGCCAGTAGTAACAAAAACATCTAAAGATTCTATAATTCTTGAATCTGCATAGTCTAAATTAATAGCCAGAGCTGTATCTAAGCTGTATCCGCTTATGCTAACCGAAGGAACACCAAAATTTATCAAAGCTACGCCAGTGCTTGTTTTGTTTTCTAAATCTTTACTTATTATTTCTATTAAAAATTGATTTAAATTACTAACATTTTCAAAACCAGTTACTAAAGCAAAAGTATCAAATAAATCAGAAGAATCAATAGTATAATTAGTTTGAGCAAAACTCTCAGGCAAGGAACTAATCAAATTTTTACCAGTACTATAAAAATTTATTTGAAATCCTGAAAAAGTAGAATCATTAACAAAACCATTAATTAAATTTTTACTTTTTGGATTTTCCACTGCCCAACTTAAATTTATTTGACTTTGAGCCAAAAACCCACTTATGAATGGCACTGAAATGTCGTAACCAAACTCATCAGCGTTTATAGTTGTATCTTTAGAAGAAAAAGAACCATTCAACGACAAATCTATATTTTTTATCGTAAACGGATCTGTATAAATACTTGCTAGCCCTGAAATAAACGCCATAACATTCTTTACACATTTATTAAACGCATGTTTTTATCAAAAGCATACAAATCTATATCAAAAGAAATTGAAGTTTGAACACCTTCCCTTTTTTCTCCTAAAAATACTGTTATTTTACTGGCCTCATCCTTATAAACTTTAAATTTTAAAATTTTGCCATCTTTTATTATGTTGCAATACAAACCGAACACGTTAGAATTATTAGACAAAGAATCAAAGTATTGTATAAAATTCAGCGCTACAGCTTCATAAATCAAAGCGCCAAAATCTGTGTTGAAAACTTCTTTTTCTATATAAAATGTATAATCAAAATCAGTAGATACAGCTTGAACATAAGACATATTTGAAAAAATTAAACCTGTTTGCACTTGCAGATCAGTCAAAGCTGGTCTAATGTAATCATCTGTTGAAAACACTATTTGTTTTTTATTATTTTGTTTTTTATCAATAAAAGAATCTTCGTCAACAAAATCAAATTTTTGATTACTGAAGCGCATCAAAGATAAATTATATTCATTTATTGAAGTCTCTGTTATCGTTATTATTCTGTATAGATCTTCATCATTAATGTCTTCTCGTAAACTAATTGAAAAATTAGCGTCTGATCTTAAATTAGCAAAATTACCATAATTTATTTCAGGATAAGGTGTAAAATCTACATCGTATATTCTCGCATATGGTGTATTAAATGCCGCAACTCCATACAAAGGATTACCAATCGAACGACTTGTTTCTCTCAAAAATAAATCATTTAAAAAATATTTAATCTTGGTGCCATCAAAAGTTATTTTTAGAACATCGTCTTTTGTAATTGTTCTGCCAAATGAAGTTTGAGTATCATCTTCTCTATAATACAAGTTATTACTTGAATCGACTTCAAAACCATAGTCGATATCTGTTTGATCAAGTGTAGGATCATTTATTTGACTTAAGCCACATGCTAAAAGAACGTCAACATAAAAAATTTTAAAAGATATTTGACAATTTTCTGTATAACTTTGTTTTGTGTAAGCTTTTCTCGTCCAACTAGCACTACCACTGCTGTCTCCAAAAACCACAGAACCATCATCAGTAGAAGATGTTTTGGATATTAAATTCCAAGATATAAATGATTTCGGCAAAACTTTCAATCTTAATTCTGCATTATTAAATTCAAAAATTGTCAAAGTTGTTTCTAAAGGTTCTTCATTTACTATAGAAAATAATTTTATTTTTTTGCCCAGAATATCTTCTCCAAGTTCTCTATCAACATATATATAATTATTATTAAAATCCAAAGAAGTTACTCTTCCAAATTTTTGATCGTTAAATTTCAAATTATCGGCTACTCTTACTATATCTCCTACTTTTAAATTTGTAGCTTCAATTCCCGTCGCAAATGAAACTGTTTGAGACTCTAATTTAGATGTGGCTAAAAACCATTTTCCTATTCTTTCTGCTTGATACCTAGAAGTAATTCCAAAACCTAAAATTTCTTTTTCAATCAAACCATATTTTCTTATAAGCTCACCGTCTTCAACATATATGATTTTATCTTTAAAATTATCTGTTTTATCAAGATAAGATACTTTTACAACTGTAAAAGAAGTTTCTTTATTTGCTGAAGCGTAATCAAAAAGGCCATCTTTTACATTTGAATTTGTGAAAACATAAACAACTGGTTTTTTTACATCGATAGTTAAATTAAGAAGACCATTTCTAAAATAAAAAACACCTCTAAAAATTGATGCCATATCAGAAAGAATTTTCAAACCTTCAGTGACATCATTTATGTATATATTTGCTGAAAAACGAGGCTCTAGAAAGTCAAAATAACCATGATGACGAGCTACACATTTTCCTGATTTAATTTTTAAAGATGAATCAAATATTTTAGTTTTTAATACTTTTTGAGATATTCCTTCGTTGACATTCGCAACTCCAGCAACTATGTTTTGAGAAACATAATTGAGAGCGTATTCTTTTATTTTTTCTTCAGTATTTAATATCGCAGGGTTGCCTCCTACATAAGATTGTAAAGCTTTATAAAATTTACCATTTAAATCTGATTCAATAAAACTTCTAACTCCGAAATCATTACATAATTTCAATTTAGCCTTGTTACCGACTAAAGTTGTAGAAAGTATTATTTTTTTAAAATTTATTTTTATATTTTCATTAAATTCGTTTTTTACATCATATAAAAACAATAAACTTTTTTCTGGATAAACTTGCTGAAGTTTTTGCAAAGTGTCAGTCCATGTAAAAGTAATAGTGTTAAAATCTGTTTCAGTATTGTTTATGTTATTATTATAATCAAAAGAGTTTGCTACATATTTTGTCGAAGCGTTAGTAATAACTAATTCATTGCAAAATTTAGAAATTTTCAACATGTCCCATTTATTCAAATCATTTTCAGTCATGAAACTTTTTGCCAAACCATATCTGGCATTCGAACATAAATCGTAAAAAATCCAAGCAGGATCATCTGTCCATTTTAAAGTTTTACTAAAATTACCACTCCAATCACCATTATACTCTCTTATATCACCGTCATAAATATCAGGAACTTTAATTTTTAGAAGTTTACAATCAAAACTTCTTACTGGAACAGAAGAAAAATGTTTCGCGCTAATTATATTTTCACAAACAACAGAATATGGATATGAAAAAGAATAATCCACCCTTTCTATAACGCTATCAACAGAGAACTCTTTTACGAAATTAGACTCATTTTCGTTAGTAACTGATAATCTTTTTTCTACACTATAAACATTTATAATATATTCGTTATTTGCGGCTTTAGAATCGGTTTTTTTAGAAAACTGTATTTCAATAGGTATCATTGATGGACTGCCTTTTACAACAAAATAGCCTTGAAAAAAATAATAAAATCTTATTCCACTATTTAGGTTTGAGACGCAAACTACAAATCGTAAATGATTACTAAAAGTTTCACCTTTGCCGCCAATAAAAAAAAGATTATCAACCTTGATATTAACAGTTGCGCTAGTAACGTATTTGTTTTTTATATAATGAGAAAAATTTCTTGCCAAAAGACGAGCGCTTATCAAACCACGCTCAACTGAATCATTAGTGCCATCTGTAAAATTTTTTTCATCGAATTGATAGTTCTTAAAAACTATATCATTAGGAGTTCTTTCTAAATCATAAATTTTAGAATCGTATTTATAAACTGCGCTTGACTTAGAATTTGTATTTTCAACTTCATTTCCTAAAGATATATTAAAGTTAACAGAAGAAAAATTTAAAAAACTTGTTCTTTTATCTCTTACTGGACTATCATTATAATATATTCCATACGACAAAGAAGACGCTCTATTTGAAATCGTATCACTTACACTTATATAATTTAAAATACTACCATCACTGTCTACTAAACCTTCTATTGGACCTTCGCACAATAAATCATTAGCGTAATACGAAGTTTCTGTATCTAAAGTGTTATTTCTAGCTCTATCCCCAGCAAATCCAGCTGCACTTATAGCTGAATTATTTGTATTTAAATATATTGATACATCACTTTTTGCAGCTTGACTGGTTGTTGTAGATGATGTAGCTGTTTGTGTATTTGTTGGTATAGAAACTTCAGTGCTTACATAATTCCCACCAACGTTTAAGCCAAAGTCTTCACGTTCGTTAGTTAAACCGCCGCCTTCTGAAATTCTAGCTATGTTTTCTCTGGATAAACTCATATGAAAATAAATTATTATTTTACAACTCTTACACCACGACCTCCACCTCCAAAAATTGGAATTGAAAGTCCAGAACCCTGATTTACTAAACTTGTTGTTATCAAATCATTTGAAACTAACACGCTTCCAATTTTTAACCTTCCATAACCAATCGGCACCGCCACGTTTCTTTTGGTTACATTTTCATAAGCAGAAAACATTCTTGAATTATTTTTAATATCTTTCGGAGCTTTTGGAGTTAACAAGCGCGTGATAAGCATTTGAATTCCCATAGCTATTAACATAATAATAAACATTGCAAATAGACTTAGTTCTGCACCCAAAATCAATGGAACGACTTCAACCACAGAATTTTTTTTCAATATTGGAGAATTCAAATATTCAGGAGACATAATTTTATCATCTACATATATAATAAAATGACTTAAATACTCTTGAATTGTTCCTAAAGCGCCTACCAATTTATTAGTATTAGCTTCAATAGCTTCAAAAGCTTCTCCAACTGTTTTAACATTCAACGACCATTCTGTTTTGACAAAACTTTCAAAAACTCCATGTAATTTAATATTTACCATATCATATTGTATTTACACGCTTTTCTATAAACTTTTGCAATGGTACTATAAATAATAACATATTTATATTATGATATTTTTGATATTTTAAATCTATTTCTGAAAAATCAAATCCAATCGGATGACTATGAAACAAATATAATATCTCATACTTATTCTTTATTTCAAGATACTCTTTTGGAGAAACAAGAAAAAAAGATTCTTTTGATGGGTGATTATTTGCAATCGGCTTAAATATTATTTGTTCATTATTTTTAACAACAAAACCGCAAACCTCTATATCTTTATTTTCTAAAGCGTAATCTTTAATTTCATCAAGTATTTCAGACGTTAGTATCATTATTGAATGGAAATGTTGCTGGAAATGCGCCAAAAGGTAAAAACGGTTTACCATTTGTAAATGCGTTTGTAGTATTGTTTCCGAATCTTAGCATACAACCTTGAAGCGTTTTTGAACATTTATCTTGCTTCCAAACATTAGTATTTTTTATAGGATTTTTATTTGAATTCGCAGTTACACAAACAAAATAGTTTTTATTTTGAATCAAAGGTGATAAAATTGATTCATCTGATTCTAAGTTCGTGTTGGATAATGCATCTATATAAACAAAGTCACCTACTGAATAAGAAACAGTAGATAGCCATTCACCTTTATATCTTAATGATGATATTTCATAGTTGCCATTATTTGAAAAACTGCTATAATTTTGTATAAATACTTTATCATTTTCGTCCGCTACTGGTACTCCTAAGAATTTATTAAAAGTAGGATCTGATCCAGAAGGTGCTGAAATTTTTGCATTTATATCTGTTGGCCCTTCATATTTTCTGTTATTACCGTAGTTACAACCATAACATCTATAATTCCACGAACATGTATCATTAGTAACTTTTCTTGCTGGAACAGACAGAGTTTCTAAATCAACTTTTGTTACCAACTCTAATTCGACAAAATTCAAGTTTTCACCTAATTTAGCATTTACTATTAATTTATCAAAAGATATATAAGTATTAAAAAATGAAGTTCCGAACGGATTTTTACCATCTGTAAAATTTATAGCGTCTAAATCCTTGGCTAATATTTTTTTTCTATTGAAATTTTTACCTATCAAATCTCCACGATCTTGTAAAACTCTAGAAAAATAATTATTTATATTTCCAACTTTTAATCTAGGTCTAGCCTGTCTACCATCAGAAGTGGTTTGAAAATCATTGAATTCACACGGAATAAAAATATATTCTTTATTTTGGAATATTATGTTTCTATCAAAATTTTTAGACCCATGAAATCTTAAATATCCTTCATTTGATTCAAGTTCTATTTCAAACAAATCTATTACTACATAATTATTTAATTTGAATAATGTATTCATACTATTATATTCTACCCGCGATATTAAAATTATTAGGCAATTGTATTCTGTTGTTTAATAGTAAAGAAGAATCAGTATATCCACTAAAAAGCTTAAGATAAGTTTTTGACAATGCATTAAGCATTTGAACTCTTTCAGTATTAAATAAAACTCTATTGTAAAAAATAGCATCAAAATATAAATTATTTATACTTGAAGTGCCGCCAGTTAATGGA